TATGGGATTCTATTACGACAGAAATTCGGACCAAGAAAGAATGTTGAACAAGTTCGACAAAGTAGTTAAGCGTAACAAAAACGTGATTGATGAGAACCATCCGGACTTTGAACCCACTAGTTTACCACTAGCTGAACAGTTCAAGTATTGGGCTAAGAGAAATGAAATGGAACGTATTGCACGTGACGCGGCTAAAGCAGCTGAGGCAACTAAAGTGGAGGAGAAATTTATTAGTCACTATCGCCCCAAATAGTATATTAGTATATACTGATGAGGGGGTGCAAGGTAAGCTCGAAAGGCTGACCTAATAAAAACGATTAAATTAAAATATAAAATAAAAGTTATGGACGTTAGAGAACAATGTTATGAACGAGCAACTAAGTTTGCAATTGAGTATGGTTTCACAGATGTAAGTGAACATATTATGGATGTTATGGTTTCTATTATGTGTACTAGAGATAAGTCCTCACACGCTGGAGGAGGTTTTGTACAAGCAGTAGTAGATAACAACTTATATTTAGCTCTAAGCAGAGCAGATAAGGATTGTAGAAACAACATTTATTTGTTGGCTATGTGTAATGCAAATTGTTTCATCGATAAATTTTAATATATGATTATAGTAGATACAACCGTTTACAAATCATTTGTCTTCATAGTTGAAGATGGTGATCATGAATATGAAGTTAGAATGACTGAAAATGATATTACTGATGATTGGGAGATGACAGATGAAGATGGAGCTGTTATTCCTATCACAAGTATATTAGGAAAGGAACTAATTGAATTATGTGCCGAACAAAGATTAATGTCTTAAAAAATATAATATGAAAACATTTAATGATTTAAAATTCAAACCACACCCACATGTTGGTGGTGTTATTAGCAGAATTGTATTTGATAATGGATTTGGAGCATCAGTAGTTAAAACTGATTTCTCATATGGTGGGAAAGATGGTTTATATGAACTAGCAGTTATAGATAAGGGAGGTGAAGTTACATATAGTACTCCAATATCAAGTGATGTTGTAGGTTATTTAAGTGAAGATGAAGTTACAGGATTATTAGAGCAGATTCAACAACTACCTAATGCCTAAAAAACCTAAAATAATAATTGTAAAGAAAAAAGGTAAACCATCTAAGTATCATCGTTCACGATTGAAACTGAATAAAGATGGATCAATAACAATTTACGAATAAAAAATAAGTTATGACAAATACAACAATTGAACGCTTAATTGAAATTGAAAACGAACGTGAACAAATTATGATGGATAAACAATTCCAGCAGTGGATGAAAAAAATGAATGTGTCTCGTTTGTATACTGATAAGACAGGTGTTTTTAGAGCAAATGAACTTATGAATCAGTATGATTTAAGTAAATATAAGTATATAGTAAACTTGTAATATACAACGTTTTAGTTAGGGAGCCCGGTTAGATTGACCGCGGCTCCCTTGCTATCTTTATTATATAATAAGAAAATAAAGAAAATGGTAGTAATGTTTATAATAATAGTAATTGCGGTCAATTTATGGATAGTAGTGAAAGATGTAATAGACATTATTGGTTTAATTATTAATCGAATTTTTAGATAATTGACCGCGACTAATTTGTTAAATTTATTATATAATAAGAAATAAAAGATAAAGATATGAATACAGGTAAAAAACGTGGTAGACCAAGTAAAAAACAAGTAGCTAACTTTACTGTAGTACCTACAGAATTAAAATTAGATATTGTACAGTTAAGTAATTTAAATATCGATCCACGTATGATGAATACTATGGAAAGTGGATTACCGATTGATAATTTAATTTCGCATGAAGGAGGAGTTCCATGTGCCACAAATATAATGTGTATTGGAGATCCGGGGGTTGGTAAAACAACTGTACTATTAGATTTATTAGCTTCTATGAATAACAAAGGTCATAAATGTTTATTCATATCAGGTGAAATGGGTAAAAAACAAATGTTTAAGTATACACAACGTTTCCCACAATTTAGAAATGTAAAAACATTGTTCATGGCTGATTATTTAGAACATAATACAAAAGATGTTATTGAACAAGTAATGACTATGGGTTGGGATTGTGTGTTAATAGATTCAATTGCTGAGATTGTAGAAGGTGTTAGAGACGATAATAAATGGGATCGTAAACAAGCTGAATCATGGTTAGTTGATTTATGTGTTAAGAATAATAAGGGTGAAAATGACTCAAATGCTTACACTTCATATTTGTTAATTCAACAAGTTACTAAATCAGGTGAGTTTGTAGGTTCAAATAAATTGAAACACATGACCGACGCAATGATGGAAATGAGAAGAAGAAGTGACCGCGACGGAGGAGGTACATATATGAACTTTATTAAGAATAGAAATGGTAATGTCGATCAAAAGTTTAGTTATGAACTACAAAACGATTACATTTACTACGGTTCAATTGTAGAAACAGAAGACGAAGAATAATAAAATTAAAAATATAAGTTATGATTAGAATGATTAAAAACCTTTACGGTTATGTGAGATGTAAGTATTGTGGACGTAATTGTGACTCCACTGGTTCAGGAATGTCCATTAATGGAATGTGTGAACGTTGTTATGAAAATGGAGGTGATGAAGAATAATTCTAACCCCAATTAACTAATTAAATTAAATTATAATGAAAAAAATGAATTTATATATTATCAAATGTTACAATAAAGCAGGATATCCAATAGGAGATTATCATGTAGTAGCTTCAGGTGAACGTAAAGCAAAAGCTGCTTTAAGAGAAGATGAACGTACTAAAGGATGGTTGGGTAAAATGATAGTTGAAAATGTATTAAGTGTAATTATAACAGATTAAAAAATAAAAAATATGAGTAATAAAGAATCAAACGGATTAGGGTTTACAACAATATTATTTCTAATATTCATGACCCTCAAATTAGCAGGTTTTATTAATTGGTCTTGGTGGTGGGTTACATCCCCGATTTGGATACCATTTGTATCAGTAATGGTTCTTGTTATTATCGCATTAATGTATAAAAAATAAAATTTATGTTGAATAGTATTACTAAAATAAGATTTACCCAATATTATAAAAATGGGAAAACAATTCAAGGATTTAGACAAGCAGGATACTGGAGTGATAATACCTCATTCATTAATGAGAAAGATAGTATCCAACTACAGAAAGCACTTAAAGTAATCACTAAATCAGATCCAATTCAAATTGGGGGTAAAGATATTATTTATGCTACTAAGGCAAGTGATATACCTCGTTTCAAATTAAAGGAGTTTATTAAGGAGAAAAATCTAAAGAAAACATCTAGAGCTAAAATGGCTAATATATTCATAATGAATAAAGGTATGTTTTTAGACTTGATTAAGAAATTAGATTATGATGAACATTATTTTGTGAATGAACATGCTGCTATAAGCGGTCATAGACTTTGGGGTGATGGTGGTAATTGGGAAAATTGTATAAAACAATTTAACTCATATAAGGATAGAAACAACTATTGGCTTGTAGAAAAAGATAAGAGTGATTGGAAGGATATGTTTAAGGATAGTAGTTTAGAGCAATTATTTAACAATAGTACTCACACAACTAAAGGTACTTTACTTTGTGTTTATAGAGAACAAAAATTAGTTGACTTACTTAATATTATTGTTGATAATGTAAGTGATATTATAAGTGGGAAAAAGAAAATTGTATTTGATGAGGATTTATTTGTTGAGTTAAATAAAGAAGGGATTGAACTTGATGAGGAATATTTACAAACACTTCGTGATATGCTGTTTAGTAAAGATGATTCTAATGTTAAGTTAGGTTTTGAAATGATGTCTAATTTAGTACTTAATCAAAGTACAATATTATCAATTTCGTTCCTACTGAATGAATTAATTTATCAAACTAGATTCAGACCAAGTTATTATACTAATAATAATACCAACTTAAAAGCGTTATTAAAACTACTTAAAACAAAAGGTATATATTGGGAACGTGATTGGAAAACGTTTGGTACTGGGTTGAGAAAGAACTTTAAAATGGGTAAGGAAGGTGCTATTGTTAAGAAGTTCTTATTAGATAATATCAACCGTGAATTTAAATTGAACAATTCAGCTGCTGAACAATTAGTTGATATTGTTTTTTCAACCGAGGTTCAAGAAGTAAATTTAATAGAAAAATAAAAGCATATGATAGATAATATACACGGCGATATAGCCAAACACTCCAAGACATTAATGTTTCGTGAACCATTTTATGGATTGTTCCTAATTGGTTTGAATAAAGAATTAAGTGATGCCGTTGCAACTGCTTGTGTCGCTAAAGATGGTATTAATACTAAGTTAGTTATTAGTCCTAAATTTTGGGAGACACTAGGTGAAGGATGTAAGGTAGCTGTTTTGAAACATGAATTGTTACATATTGCATTTAAACACTTACAAATGTATGATGATTATGAAGATAAAACATTATTGAATGTAGCTGCTGATTTAGAAATTAATCAATACATTCAAGACGAGTATAAAGATGATACTTGGGATGGGTTAGAAATTACTGGTGCACCTTGGGCTGAGATGAAATTACCTGAAAAAGCAGGTACTAGAAAGTATTATGAACTAATTAAAAAGGAAGCAGAACAAAATCCAGATGGTGATATTGCTAAGTTTTTAGATGCAGCTAAAGCAGCTAATGGAGATGGTGAACCTAGAGAAATAACTTTAGGAGACGGTACTAAAGTAACTGTTAAAGCATCTCATGAGTTTTGGAAACAATATGAGAATATGGATGAGGCAGAAAAGAAATTGATGGAGAAACAAATTGAACATCAACTTAAAGATGCTGCTGAACAAGTAAAAAAACAAAGAGGACATATACCTGGTGAGTTGAAAGAATTAATTGATAGTTTATATGTGAGTGAAGAAGCTGTTATCGATTGGAGAGCTTATTTAAGACGTTTTAATGGTATGGCTAGTAAAGTATTTACTAAGAAAACAAGACGTAAACCCAATAAACGTTTCTATGGTAATCCAGCTCTTAAAATTAAACAAAGAAAAAATACATTAGTTGCTATTGATACTTCAGGTTCAGTTTCAAATGATGATTTAAGAGAATTTTTAAGTGAGATTCATCATATATGGAAAACAGGGACTGAAGTGACTGTTATTGAATGTGATGCTCAAATAGGAAATGTTTATGAGTATAAAGGACAGTTTTCTGATGATTATAAAGCATCAGGTAGAGGTGGTACAAGTTATGATCCGGTATTAGAGTATTTATTTGATCATAAAGACAAGTATCAAAATTTGATTTATTTGACTGATGGTGAGTGTTCAGTTAGGGATACACCATGTAAACCAACATTATGGGTTCACTGTTCAGGAAGAAGTATTAATGAAGATTTACCAGGAGCTAAAGTTCAAATTAGATCATAATGGAAAATATACACGACTTAGATTCAGACCAAATAGAGAATATTAAAAATATGCTTAATAGTTGGGATGTAGATAATATTAGAATGGCATTAATACTTTTAAACAATGCTAACTTTAATAACCCAACTATATCTCAACAAGTAAACTACTTAATGAGTAAATGTTCAGGACTAAGATTCGCTGTGTTCAGTAACATTCATGATGAGGGTATGCGTGTTCGTTTTCATTTTGAAGATAAAAATATTGACGCCCCATCATTTAGAGAAAAGAGTTTATATGTTGATGATGAATCAAGTTCTGAATCTGTGAATTATGTTCCGTTAGCTCATCCATGGGGAAATTTAAAATTTAATTCATAATGACCTCAACAAATAGTATAAATTTAAGTATAATTAAAAAAGTAAAAGACAATGGCAAAAACAAGTAAAAAAACGAACGCGACTGTATCATTAAATGTCCACGAATTAAAGGACTTTTTGAAACACATTATTGATAACAACCGTTATCTACAAGAAAACAATAAACCAATGGTATCAACCGAAGTAATAGGTGATAGTGGTATTGGTAAAACATCTTCTATCGTCCAATTAGCAGATGAATTAGGTTTAAATTTCGTTAAGTTAAACTTAGCTCAAATTGAGGAAATAGGTGACTTAGTAGGTTTTCCAATTCGTCAATTTGAAATGAAAGATAAAAAATTATCTGAATGGGTAGATGAAAATTCAGTTGAGGACTATCGTAAGAAAGGTTATGAGGCTACAGGTTTGAATCGTATGAGTTACTGTCCACCTGAATGGATTAGTGGTAAATCAAATGGTGGTATTCTATTATTGGATGACTGGAATAGAGCTGATATGAGATTCATTCAAGCTGTAATGGAGTTAATTGATCGTCAACAATATATTAGTTGGAAGTTACCTAAAGATTGGCATATCATTTTAACTGCTAATCCTGATAATGGAGACTATTTAGTTAACAGTATTGACAACGCTCAGAAAACAAGGTTTATTAGTGTTAATTTAAAGTTTGATCTTAAATGTTGGGGTAAGTGGGCTGAACAAGCTAAACTAGATGGTCGTTGTATTAACTTTATGTTAATGCATCCAGAATTAGTTACTAAAGAAGTTAACAGTAGAAGTGTTAGTATGTTCTTTAATAGTATTAGTTCACTTAAATCGTTTGAAGATTCATTACCATTAATTCAAATGATTGGAGAAGGTAGTGTTGGTAGTGAGTTTAGTACTTTGTTTACAATGTTCATTAATAATAAATTAGATAAGATGATTTCACCAGAAAACATCATGACTCAAGATGAACAGTATGTAATGAATACCTTAAAAGGTTTAGTTGGTAAAGATAAAGCCTATAGAGCAGATATTGCCGCTACATTAGGAACAAGGATTGCTAACCATTTAGAGTTCTATTCTAAGGATAATGCAGTTGAGAAACCATTAATTGAACGTATCAGTAAAATTGTTACCGAGAAAATATTCGCAACAGATATTTGTTATAATATGGTTAAGTCAATTTATAATAGTAATCCGAATAAGTTTAAGTTAATGATGTTGAATAAAGAATTAGTGAAATATATAACTAAATAATACAGGTTCGTTACTTTTACTACAACTCCCGATCCTGCAATATGGGTTGGGAGTTTGTTATTAATACCGACTTAACCCCGCTTTAAACGGCTATCTCCTATGGTTCATATATATTTATATAACAGTATTTACCCCGTTAAATCCCCGGTAAAGGCCGATGGAAAAGTTTGGATGACCTCGACTAGGAGTTTGGAATCCCAGGATATTTTCCATATTTTTTTATAGCACTAAATTAATTAGAATGAGTAATAGAGGAATGAATGGAGAAGTAGGAGTTAGAGTATTAACGTTAAGTGACTGTGATTATTGCATTTGGTTGAAAAGTGAATTAGACAGTTGCGGAATAGCCTATGTCGACATTGATGCTAACAAATTTGATGACTTCTCTGATAAGGTTGAACAGGAATATAAAACTAATAGGTACCCAATAGTGTTTATTGAGACTAAACAGGACACAATTGTTATACTGGGTGAGACAGAGTTGGCTACCACAGATAAATTACGTACATTCGATACAATACCTGAATTGGTATCAATGATTAAAAAATATATAAAATGAGATATAAACAACCAATCGAAAGAAAATTAGATCAATTAGATAACATGTTAATCGGATTTGGAGCGCAATTCTCAGATCCAAACTTCACTATTGTACTTGCTAAGGATATGCTTAGTGAGCTAAAGAATAAAGTTGAAGAAATTAGAACATTAATCAACTCAGAACAAGACTAAAATAAAACAATAAAAGTTATGCTAACACCAGAACAAATCAAAGACAATTGGGATAAATTTCTATCTAATATAGAACTATATATCTCAGAACCACGTAAACAACTATTACTTGAGTTTTATACCAGACACGAGGAACGCTTCATTATGATGCCCGCGTCTCATAAATCTCAGTATCATAACTGTTTCCCAGGTGGTTATGTCGACCATGTAAATAGAGTAGTAGCTGCTGCCTTAACATTCAGCACTGTATGGCATGAGTTTGGAATGATAGACACTTATACAACTGAGGAACTAGTATTCTCAGCTATCAATCATGACTTAGGCAAATTTGGAGATGAACAAAACGCAGCGTATATTGAACAAACAGACCAATGGAGACGAGATAAACTAAACGAAACTTATATGTTTAATGATCGTTTAGAATATATGACTGTTCCTGATCGTGGTTTACATTTGTTACTTAGTAATGGTATTGTACCTACTAAAAACGAAATGATAGCTATCAGAACTCATGATGGACTATATGATGAATCAAATAAGGCTTACTTAATGGGTTTCACACCTGAAACTAAGCCTCGTACTTCACTTGTATATGTTTTACATCAGGCGGATTTAATGGCAGCTAGAATTGAGTTTGAAAAGGAATGGTTACCTAAGTTATTAGGCCCAAAACAAGAAACACCTAAGAAAGAAAGTAACTTTAAATTAAATAAAAACAATTCGGCTGTAAAGCAAAAAGCATTAAAATCTATGTCTAATCCTGCTTTAGCCGAGCTAATGAAAAATATATGATAATAGGAATTATTGCAATCGCATTATGGGTAGCCACTGTAATTGGTTATATCATTTGGAACTTAAATAGTAAAGTAGCTAGACTAGAACAAATTGCTACTAAACAAAGAATTATAATTGATAGTGTAGCCGCTATCGTTGATGAATCGAATAGACAACTTAACGCTGTTGAATTAACTGAAGCATTTAAATCAGATGATCAGATAGGATTTTTCTTTAACAGTTTAAAAAATATTCAAGATTCGTTAAACCACTACCTTAAGAACGTTTAAACATGGCAGAAGAGCAAGAAGTATTATTAACGAAGAAAGGGACTGTCCGTAAACGTAAACCTAAAAAGGCCAATGTTTATTTTACTCAAGAAACTGAGGACGGTATCATTGAGTATTTACAATGTAAAGATCAAGACACTCGAAATAAGATATTCAATGAAAAAATTAATTATTCGTTTCATAAGCTGGCTGAAAATATCATTCATACTTTTAAGTTTTATTATACGGAAGTGGATACTATCCCTGAGCTCCAACATGAAGTGGTGGCCTTTCTATTAGAGAAATTACACTTATACAATCAAAACAAGGGTAAAGCGTTTAGTTACTTTGGTACCATTGCAAAAAGGTACCTTATTCTTTATAATAATGCTAACTACAAGAAGCTAAAAGATAAAGCACCTGTTGAAGCAGTTGACGAGGACAAGTCAATTTTAATTAATATTACAAATACTAATAACGATCCTCAAATAGATCAGTTACCATCTTACTTACAACAGTTTACTAAGTATGTAGATGCCAATTTATTTATTTTATTCCCAAAGCAAAACGATGCTCGCATTGCTGACGCCATATTAGAGTTATTCCGTAAAAACGAAAACTTAGATATTTTTAATAAAAAAGCCTTATACATATACGTAAAGGAAATGACAGAGGCATCAACACCTCAGATAACTAAGATTATCAAACGTTTAAAATTAGTATATGTTAAGAAATATAACGAATACTATGAACATGGACGTATTACAATGTCGATCTAACTCTTCACATCTTTCATATTTATATAAAACGTAAATATGGATTTTAATCAAGTTTTATTCAAAGATAAAACCTTTTCAAGCTTACTCGAGGATATATACAAAAACGCCAACCGTAAGGAAAAGGAAATTAAAGCATTAATCGATCAACTGAAACCTATGATACAGGAGCCAGGTGACGCGATGATGCTTGTTCCTTTGTTAAAGGAATATATGGAATTAGCAATTAAGAATGATGACGCCTTAATCAAAATGGCGGGAATTGTTCAACGTGGTATGAATAGTAATGGTGGAACTGCTGATGATGGCATGTTAAGTGACCGTGATAAAGAATTATTATTCCAAGAAATTAGCAGTATCGGGCATAATGTTGAAGTAAAGCAACTTGAAAATAAATAATGGGAAGAGAAAATAGCATAATAACCGGAGCATCTATACCTAAACGATCAATGGCTTCAAATTCAATTCCTAGAGCTAACCCTAGGAAAAATGAAGATAAACGTTTTGTTAGAGTTATAGCTGTTAATCCTGAAACTAGGATGATATGGTATGAGCAAATCATAAATAATTTTGGTGGCTCTAATGCTCCTAGTGATTTTAATGCTGTTAGTAGTAGCTTTAATGAAGACGAATTAAACAAAAGATTCCCAAAAGCACTACCAGAAGATACTTCTCAAACACGTTTACCCATTATAAACGAATTAGTAGAATTAAAATCAGTACCTGACTATTCATCAGGTATTAGAAATGGACAATATAATAGACGAACTGTTTACGCTACAGGGCCTATAACAGCTCAATCTACAGTTAATGATAATAGAGTTCCTCAACAGGAATCTTACGCTACTAAAGATCCAAATGACATAACTCAAAATCTTGATAAAGGAAATTATTTAGCTAACGATATAGGTATAATTTTATAAAATGGCAGAAGAAAATAAATCATTAGATACCGCTCAATACTTCCCAACAGTAGATCCTGGATATAAAATATCTGTGGGGGCTAATGGTCAAGGTACTTTATTCGATACTAATGGTAATATGTTCCATTTTACATCTCCTGATGATGATTTGAAAAAACAATTGATGGATGCCAAATGGAGTACTAGTGTTGGTTTAACAGCAGATAATAGAACAATGATTGCTGCTGGTAAAGATTTATTTAATACTCCTTTTTTTAAACTTGATCAATTAGGATGTATTAATTATGAAACAAGTAATGAAAATATAACTAATAATGTTTTACCTGCTATTCAAGGAGCTGATCCTGAAGTTACTTATAGTAAAACTGGAGATATATGGACATTTAAATTCGAAGAAAAAAGTAGAGGAGTTAGTGGATTCAATTTAGCCATTCAATCAGCTAATAATTTTGATGCATTACATCAATTATCAAATGTTGCGACTAAAATAGTAGGTGATGATCTAAAAACATTATATAAATCAGGTGATTTTCATAGAATTGATATACGTAATATTAAATTAGAATATAAATCTACAACACCTGTCACTTATACTATAACTATACCTCTTAAAAAAGTACCTCTAGCTACTGAAGCGTATGTAAATTTTGAACATAAAGGATCATGGAGTACTACTCAAAGAACTTTAGGTATGGCTCAACAAGATGCTTATAAAGCTATATATGGAAATACTCCATTTGATTCTCCTTCAGGCGCACCTACAACATGGAATTTTCCTTCTACAAATTGGAATGCAACTAATGGAAATGGATGGGCTTATCTTGATATTATAAAAACAAATTTTCCATTATATAGTTTTACAGAAAAAACTACTGATCCAAATAATAATAATGTATATGAAGTTTTCTTTCAATGGAATGATTTAAATAGTTTAAATTTAGTTAAGAAAACTCAAACAACTACTCCTACTACAGCTGATGATGAGTTAGCAATAGAAGGAGAAATACTAGATACTTTACCTTCTGTTGAAAACCAAAACCCAGTTAGAGTTAAAGATATGGCTAAAGCAATAGAAGATGAAAGACAATTATTAGACGATCCTGAAATAGAAACAACCGTTAAATTTAATCTCGCTGACTATACTAAATTATTGAAATCAAGTGGTGGATCTTATGATGCTCTATCTGATGCTATTAAAGCATCTGCTGCTGCTACTCCTGATGGACAATTATTTTTAAAATGGTGGGCTAATGTTTTACAATGGGAGGGTGCAGGAGGATTTGCTGAAGGTGGTGATAGTGGGGGATTAACAACATGGGGATGCACAATAGCAACTTGGAAAAAATATGCCCCAACAATATTTCCAGGTCAATATACTGGCTCTGATAATGAATTAAAATCACTAAATACTGAAGCAGGTAAAGCAGTTATTGGAGCTGTAGCTAAAGCTGTTGTATGGGATACAGTATGTAAAAAAGCAGATAATACAACTCCTGATATATTTAAATGTATTGCTTTCGAAAATATGTGGGGTGGACAAAATCTAATGGGTAAAGGAAATATTTGGCAAAATGCTCAAAAAATGAATGTAGAATTAGGAGGTGATGTTCAAGCAGCCTTTATTGTATTATGGGGTTGGAAACGAGCATGTGGTAAAAAAAATCTATTTAATCTAGCTGGATTCCCAGGTGATAGATGGGGACTAGGATGGTCAAGTAGAACAGGTATAGGTTGGTTCACTAAAGATCCAATCACAGGAAAAGATTTACCTAAAGCAGCTCCTTATAGATTTACAACTGATAAAAGAATAAGTACATATCAATTTTATTTAGATGTTCTTAAAGGTACAGCATTCCATGCGGGTGATGCTGATTGGAGTAAATTACCTGGTAAAGCAAAAAAAGGACGTCCAAATAGTTTAGATATACTCACTGAATCTACTTTAGGTACAGTTACATATAAAAGTAATGGTATGAAAAACGCTGTTACATATAATGGACCAAACTCAAATCATTGGTAAAAAATAATATATGGCAGATCCAATAAGAGAATATACAGGTGAACAGATAATATTAGCATCAAATCAATTATTTTTTAATGCTAGAAAAGATAATGTTGAGTTATTAGCAGGTAAAACTATACACTTAGCAGCAAATAAAACTGTACAAATAGATGTAGGTTTAACTGATAGCACAGATGAAGAAAATAAATTTGTTGTTAATGCTCCTAAAATACAACTTGGTATTTCTATAAAAGGCAGAACATTAGAACCTGTTGTCAAAGGAGATAAACTAGAAGAAGTACTAACAGAATTAATGGATGTTATTGCTATATATAGTGATTTAGTAGCAGCTTCTGTACCTCCATTTTCACCATTATTACAAGTAGCTTCTACACAACTAAAATCATCTTTCAGCAATATAAAATTAGATGTAGCAGAACCAGGTAACATTAAATCAGACGTCTCATCAACAATATAATATGCCTAATTTTAATAATATAGCAAACAATATAACATCTTCAGAAGAAATAGCTAAAAAAGCATCTGAAAAAGAAGCTGCTAGACTTGCCAAAAAATCAGAAGCTCTTAAAGAAAAAGCAGCGAAAAAAGCAGAAGCTCTTAAAAAAGAAGCAATTAAAAAAGCAGAAGCAGAAGCAAAAAAAGTAGAAGCAGCTAAAGAAAAAGCTAAAAAAGAAGCTGAAAAATTAAAAAAAATAGCTAAAGATCCTAGTAGTCTTGTTACTGCAGAAAAGATTAAAGATGTTAAAAAACAAATCCTAGCTTTATTAGTACCAATACTTTTACAATTTGTTAGAACATTAAATTTTGGTGACATATTAATTAAGCGTATAACAATCCAAACTAAAAAACAACTAAAAAATAAAGGTTCATTAGTAGTTAGTAATGGTTCTTTTAGTTTTACTCCTAGTAAAAAAGGTGATTGGAATGTATATAAGAAAAATTTTGACACTAAAGTAAATAATATTAAACAAACAATATTATCATTACAAAAAATATTATCTCTATTAACTAATATATTAAATGTATTAAATTTAGCATTATCTGCTTATCAAATGATTTTAATTCTTATGATAGCTAAATTAAAATCAACTCAAGCAAAAATAATAGCGGATTTATCATCACCATCACCTTCTAAACCAGCTGCTGGAGTTGAATTAGCGCAATTAAGCGATAAGATATTAAAAATGCAAAAATTAAAAGATGATATTGATGTATATAAATTAATGATAACTTCTATTTTAATGTTTGTAAATATATTCACAATGGCTTTAAATAAACTAAAAGCTAAATTAGACAAACTTAAATTTATACTTAACACCTTAGATGACCAATCATCAGAAACTATAACTAATGTTACAACATCATCACCATCACCATCTACTAATGAATATACTAATAGTGCTGGTAAATCCTACATACTAACATTAATGACATACCCTAACAGATCTAAACAATATCAGGCATTAGACGCATTTAGTAAAATGAAAGTTACACAAACTGCGCCTAGTTTAATTAAAACACCTGAACAATTACTTGAAGAAATTAAACAAATACTAGGATAATAAAATATTTATAAACATGAAAGCGGATACATTCGTAAAATTATTAAGAAAAGTTGTACGTGAAGAAGTACAAGCTGTTGTAAGGGAAGAGCTAGGATTATTATTAGAGACACCAGCATCTAAACCGGTAGTGGCAGAGTCCAAAAAACCGGCTGTTAAAAATTCCATGGTCGAGTCAATACGACCTGCCAAACCTACACAGCCTTCAAAACCTATGAGTTTTTCTAACAATGATGTTTTGAACCAAATTTTAAATGAAACAGCAAACTCAGGTGAGTGGAGAACAGTAGCTGATATGAAAGCTGAAAATGCTATGGGCTTCAGCGGGAACTCATATGGAAATGAACCTATGGTAGTAGAAAGCGTGGACCAAATGTTTGCTAATACAAGACCAGCAGGTAGTGTTGAGTCTGCTAGAATTGATGTTGTGCCTGACTTTACCGGATTAATGAGTAAAATGAAAGAACAAGGACAAATCTAATGCTAAAAAGACCTACATATACACTAAACCCACAAGACGTCGGACAAAAACGAGGTATCGGAATTAATGTCCTTTTTAATAATGGTAATAATGTTTTTAATCAAACATTTACTACTAAAGAACAAGTTAAATCTAATTTAATTAATTATATATTAACTAATAAAGGTGAACGCTTTTATGATCCAACATTTGGTGGAGATTTAAGAGCATCATTATTTGAACCTGATTCAGATTTTGATAGTATAACAGTTAGATTAGAACAAGAAATATATGCTTATGTACCTAATATTGCTATTAGTAATATAGGGATTAAAAAATATTCAGATGAAAATCTAGTAAACTTAATAATAGATTATTCAATAAACAATCAAGATGATAATTTAGTGATAAATGTTTCAACAACCGACTTAACTAAACAATAATGGCGAACCAACCAGATATAAAATATTTCGATAAAGACTTTAGTACTCTAAAGCAAAATTTAATTAACTATGCTAAAACGTATTTCCAAAATAGCTATATGGACTTTAGTCCATCTGCTCCTGGTAACATGTTTATCGAAATGGCTGCATATGTAGGTGATGTTTTATCATTTTATACTGATACTCAGTTACAAGAAACATTATTATTATACGCTCAAGAGAGAAAAAATATTATTGCTTTAGCATATGCTTTAGGTTACAGACCTAAAATAACTACAACATCATCTGTTATGTTAGATGCATATCAAATTGTACCTTCAGATGTGAGTAATGGATTTATTCCTGATTATAGATACGTTTTAAAGGTTGAAAGTAACTCAACTATTAAATCAATATCAAGACCGGATATTACATTTTTAACTCAAGATATAATTGATTTTGGGTTTTCTTCATCGTTTGATCCCACAGTAGTAACAATATATCAATACTATACTAGTGGTCCTTATAATAGTCAACCTTCATATTATTTGCTTAAAAAACAAATAGAAGCAGTATCAGGACAAATCAAGTCAACATCATTTACTTTTGGCAATCCAGAACAATTTCCTGTTGCTACTATAACTGATACTAATATTATTCAAGTATTAGGTGTGACTGATAGTGATAATAATCAATGGTATGAAGTACCTTATTTAGCTCAAGATACAGTATTTGATGAATCATTAAATCTACCAGTAAACGAACCTAATTATTATACTCAAGATGATAATGCTCGTTTCTTATTACGTTTGAAAAAAGTACAAAAACGTTTCGCTACTCGTTTTGATGATGATAATAACTTAAAATTAGAATTTGGTAGTGGTGTCATATCAGTACCTGATGAAACAATTATTCCAAATCCTGACAATGTAGGTATAGGTTTAGTAGATGGTGTTAGTAAATTAACTATGGCTTATGACCCATCTAACTTCCAATATACAAACGAATATGGTTCTGCACCTGCTAATACTACACTAACAGTAACTTATTTAGTAGGTGGCGGTACTGAAGCTAACCTACCATCAGATGATATTGGTTTAAATGATAATGTTAACACTTCTATTAATACTTATAATTTAAATTCATCATTAGTAACAACAGTACAAGATTCACTTAGATTTAATAATCCTTCTCCTTCATCTGGAGGTGGACCTGGTGAAACAACTGAACAAATTCGTTTACAAGCGTTAGCTAATTTCCCAACTCAAAATAGAAATGTTACCAAAGCTGACTATTTAGTTCGTGCTTTATCATTACCTGCTAAATATGGTTATATAAGCAAAGCTTATGTAGCGCAAGATTATTTAGTATCAAAAGATACTGACCGACAAAATTTCTTAAATACTAATCCATTATCTCTTTCTATTTATGTTTTATCAACAGATATAAACAGTAAAATGGTAAAAGCATCAGATGTTATAAAACAAAATCTAAAAACATACTTATCATATAATAAAATGATGAGTGATGCTGTTATTATTAAAGATGCTTATTACGCTAATATTAAAATTAGCTTTGACATAACTGTATTACCTGCTTATAACTCACAAGATGTATTAACTAAATGTATTAATGCTCTAAAAGATTATTTCAATATAGCTAAATGGCAAATTAACCAACCAATAATATATTCAGATATTTACAATTTATTAGGTACTATTAAAGGTGTACAATCAGTAATTAAAGTAAATATTATAAACCTAACAGGCGGACAATATTCTGCATACAGTTATGATATCCAAGCAGCTACAAAACAAGGTGTTGTTTATCCATCTCTAGATCCAATGATTTTTGAAGTAAGATACCCTGACTCTGATATTTATGGCCGTATTGTAACATACTAAAAATTAAACTATGGACTTAAACAAATTAAAAGGACATGTTCCTGACAAAGTAATTAACCAAATTCCTGGAGTAATGGATAAATTCCAAATCAATACTCCACTACGTTTAGCTCATTTCTTAGCTCAATGTGGTCATGAATCAGGTGGATTCCGTTTAACTAAAGAAAATTTAAACTATAGTGCTAAAGGTTTAGCAGGTACATTTAAAAAATATTTCCCAACAGAAGCTGCTGCCGCATCATATGCTAGACAACCTGAAAAAATTGCCAATAAAGTATATGGTAATAGAATGGGTAATGGTCCTGAAGCATCAGGTGACGGTGCTAAATTCTGTGGTCGTGGTTACATTCAATTAACAGGTAAAGATAACTATACAGCATTTGGTAAATCTATTAATGAAGACTTAACAAAAGATCCAACATCAGTAGCAGACAAATATGCATTATTATCAGCTGCTTGGTTCTTTAACAAGAATGGTTTACATAAGATGGCTGATGAAGGTGCTACTGACGCAGTTGTAACTAAAATTACAAAACGTGTTAATGGTGGTACTATTGGTTTAGCAGATCGTATTAAACACTTCAAAGAATACCATCACTTACTAGCTTAATCTCTATAAACATTCCATATTTATACTAGAATAATACTAATATAAATGGGTGTTTACAAAATATTTCCGTCACAGGATACAACAATCTATACAGATTACAATACTCTGAACGCAGGGTTAGACTCTATTTTAGATTTATCTAAAAATCAATCTAGTCTTTACACATCATCTGCTACTAGCCGAGCGTTAATTAAATTTGATAATGCTGATATAGCTGACGCTGTATCAAAATCCGGCACCAACTTTACAGCTTCACTTAAGTTATATAACGCTAATGTGGAGGGTATTCCAACTACTTTTAACATTGAAATTCATCCATTATATGAAAGCTGGGATATGGGCACAGGACGTTTCGGAAATATTCCAGAATCAAATGATGGGGCTAGTTGGAAATATAGAAGCGCTAATGAAAAAAACGCTTGGGTTATTACTACATTACCTACAGGTGTTACTTCATCTTATTTTGTTGTTAATGGAGGAGGAGCAGCTTATTACACCTCTTCAGTAACTCAATCGTTTGATTATTTTTCAACAAAAGATATTAATGCTGATGTAACTAGATTTGTTGGGTGGTGGACAGGAAGCGTTATTAACAATAACGGATTCATCATCATGAATAGTACAGCTCTATCCCCAAATGGTACAGGCTCATTTGAATTCGATCCAAATTACAGATATACATTTAATTTCTTCTCTAGAGATACTAACACTATTTACCCTCCATGTTTGGAGTTTAAATGGAATGATAGTACATTCAACACGGGTTCAGCGGTAACTATACCTAATGAAGAAATAAATATAGCTATTGCTAATAATAAAAATTCATTTTATGATACTGAATATGTGAAGTTTAGAGTATACGCTAGAGAGAAATATCCCGCTAGAGTTTACTCACAGACATCATTATATCCTTATAATAAAATTTTACCTACTGCTTCATACTACTCAATTATAGATTTAAATACAAATCTAAAAATAGTTGATTTTGACACTTCAGCTACTAAATTAAGTGCTGATGCAACAAGTAGTTATTTCAGAATGTATATGAATGGATTAGAACCTGATCGTTATTATAAAATACAAATTAAGTCCATCATTGATGGTGGTACTTATATTTTTGATGATGATTATTATTTTAAAGTATTACAAACAGTTTAATAATGGCTGAACAAGTAACAATAAAAAAAACTATTTACTCATTAGATCAGTTTAATAATACTGTTGATACTCAATTTTCACAGTTAGTAAATAACTCAAAACCTGAACCTATAAAACCAGATACAACAGTAGCTGAGTTTTTCGATCAATATAGCCTTTTATTTTATCAAATACCTCTATCAGGTTCAGATGAAACACATTTAGGATTAGCAACTAGGAGTTTAGAACATTTAGATCTATCATTAGAAAATTTACAAATAGAAATTGACTATCTAAGAAAAGAAAATATTGAATTAAAAAATCAAATTGTTCAAATAACAAATATTGATCCAGGAACATTAGACTTAATATAATATGCCAAATACTGTTACTAACATATCTTCAACAAGTAATATCCTATCAGGATCTATTTCTAACTTAGTGGCGTCTAAAGAAATGGTTAGAAACTTTAATGCTTCTACTGATTATGTAGAAATGTCAGTTTTAAATCCTATTGGAACTCTTCTTTTAAACATTCCAGATTTTAAAGGATATACAATCCCTGTTATAGGTCCTCAAAAAGTAGGAGATATTAGTGTACAAGAATTATCATTTAATCCTGTAACAGATTTAAGTAATTTAGGTTTAAATAATGGAGAATTTATTGTTCAATATAATATATTAGAACCACAAATTGTTCGTAGTAATAACAAACCATTCTTTATTAAAGAAATTTCTGCTAATAGAACAGAAATTAGATTATCTACTAACACAATTAACACCGCTACTTTACAATCCAATTTCTTTGATTTTCAATTAAATTTCCAAGCGAATACTTATTTCAAAGAATTTTATATAAATTTAGGACGTAATGTCTTATTACCAGGTATTAATGCTGCTCTTGATTTAGGTCCATCTACACAAACAGTAAACCCTACTACAGGAGAAGTTACATCAACTTTATCAGGTACACCTACAGTATTAGTTAAATTATTAAATCCACTTCCACTAAGTATTAAAGTTAATACTTTAGTTAGTATTGTTGATTTACTTTCAAACCCACAAATATTCAATGTTAAGGTATCTCCAGAACCAATACCTGTAGTTTATCCTTCATTACGTGGACCTAACTTTGATTTAGATTTAGATCAATTAAGAGTAGGACCTACCCCATATTATAATTTTACTCAAGTAACTAGTTTCCAAGGTACATTCGCTCCTCAATTGCAGCAATTACTTGGTCATTTAAGTGCTTCTAACTTCCATGTTAATGTAGATTACACTAACTATGAAGATTTTGTTCATTATTCAAGTGCTGCTCGCCGTTTAGATGGATTTCAATATAAATTAACTAATATTGAACTTTATACTTCTTCAAGTGCATCAGCAGCTCAAAGCACTTCTCCATCAGCTCCAGCTGATGCCGCATCATTTCAGGGTAAAATAAATTCTGTAATTCAGAGTTTTGATGGATATGAACAATATTTGTATTATAACTCAGGTTCATATACATACCCAAAACAAAATTCTACTAAACCATACATAAATTATTCAGTTACATCTTCTCAAGCTATAACTTGGTATAGTAGTAGTTACACATCAGCTTCATTATATGATGATAATAACCAAAATTATTTATTATATACCTTACCAGGATATATAAATGAAAATACTGATAATGAATTAGCATTTAAATTTGTAGCAACTGTTGGACAAATGTTTGATGACATTTGGATTCATATTAAAGCTATAACTGATTTATATAAAGCAAAAAATGCTTTAGATCAAGGTATATCTAAAGATATAGTATATTTTGCTCTACAATCAATGGGTATTAATGTATACACAGACCAAGATGGTAAGGATGTATTTCAATATCTATATGGTGTTAATGCTGATGGTACATTCAAACCACAAGTTGCTTCATATCAAACATTAATTAGTGCTTCTAACTATCAACTATCAGGAAAAGATCAGCAAGAAGGAATTTATAAACGTTTATATCATAACTTACCTTTATTATTAAAATCTAAAGGTACAAATCGTTTTGTACAATATTTAAATACTATATTCGGTATTCCATCTACAATAATGGGGTCATTAGAATACGGAGGTGTAGATAAAGTAACATCTTCATTTGAATATGAATATGATAGATTTAATTATGCTCTACAAACATCAGGTTCAAGTAATGTAAGTATTCCTTGGACTTATGTTTCACAAAGTAAAACAAGAACAACATTCTCAGATATAGTGCCAGATGGTATTGAATTTAGATTCAAAGCGTCACCATCCTATGCTACTACTCAATCATTATTTTATAGTGGTTCTAATCTTAAGTTAGATGTATTATACGCTAATACAGGTTCTAGTAACTCTATTTATGTTAATACTATAGGTAATTTTGGTTATTTCCAATTTAAATTAGGTACAACTGTAGTTACTTCATCAACAATACCTATATTTACAACAGGTTCAGATGGTGATACTAGCTGGTATAATGTATTAGTACAAAGACGTACTCCTAATTTAAGAATAGGACAAACAAGTACTTCTCAAACATATGATGTTTATATAAAAAATAATGTTTGGGGAGCTGTAGGACACGTAGCAAGTGCTAGTTTAACAACTGCATTTCCTGCTTCTAACTCATTATGGTACACTCAAGGTGCTATGACTTTTGGAGGTGGTTCTTTTCCATTTAGTGGTTCAATTCAAGAGGTAAGATTATGGTCTTATAAATTAAATGAAGATGTATTTAACTCACATGTATTAAATCCTGAATCAATTGAAGGTAATACTTATACTTCATCATTCTCAGATTTAGTAGCTAGATGGCCACTAGGAAATAACTTATACACATACAACCATACTTTAACTTCAAGTGTTGCTTCAGTAGCTCCTGATCAAAATATTCAAGCGTTTACTGCTTCATTTGCTAGTTTTCCAAATAAAAATAATTACACTTCATTTACTGAAACATATTATGCTGATGTTGCTAACTCAGGATATGCTAGTCCAGTAACTGATAAGATCAGAATTGTAAGTGGAAGCACATACGGTACTCAATTATTACCTAATAAGAGTATTGTCACACCAGATCTAATTCCTATAACTAAAGATATACATTTATTAGATGCAAGTTTATCTCCTCAAGATGAGATAGACAGGGCTATTATAGCAGCATTCGGTTCATCTTATAGTATAGATGATATTATTGGTAATCCTGCTACAGGATCATATTATGAATTACAACCAATTCAAAACGAATTCTTTAAGAAATTTGTTAATAAATACAATTACAAAGACTATATTCGTTTGATTGAATTCTTCCATAATTCATTATTTAGAACACTTAAAGACTTTACACCAGCTAGAACTAATTTAGCTACAGGTATTGTTATTAAACCACATTTACTTGAAAGATCTGTTATATACAGAAGTGAACCTACATTTACTTCATTTGATGTAACTGCTTCAATTAATACAGCATTTATAAGTGCTAGTAATAGTGGTAATTATAGTCAATCATTATACCCAATAACTTATCAAGGTTCATTTGGTAAGGTTACTGTAACATCAGATGCAAGAGATTTCTTTACTGGAGTATTACCAAGTGCATCTATTAACATCCATGATCCTTTCCTATCAGGATCTTATAATCCGTATAATAGTTTTAATCCAAATAGCACAAGTTCATTCTCAAGTTCAGTTTGGAATTATTCATATAATCCGTTATTTAATAATGTTAATACTTCTTCTTATATATCAAATATAAGAAAAAAAATAACTTATATCACTAGTGGAAGTAAATTAGTTCAAGTACTTGAACCATACGCTATTCAAGACTTCACTTACGAATATACTCGTCATAATAGACCAAGATATTTTGGTTCTAGAACAACAAGTGCTGATTTTAATTTTTATAATGCTAGTACTGATTATAGTTTTGGTATATTAGGACCATTAGGTAAAAATGCTACTATTAATGACAACTCAGTTTATTTTGGTTATTTCGCGGAAGCTGTAGCTACAGGTTCTCAATTAATAGGTGCTCCTGAACGTACTAATTTATACTTAAAATACTTAATTGATGAAAAAGGTTCATTAACAGAATTATTCCAACGTAATTATGAAACTATAATTGATAGTCAATATTTTGATTTATATCAAGTCCAAAGTATTTTCAAACCAGGAGAAACAGCAAATATATCTTTATTTGATAATCAATCCCCATCTCATCAAAAATCATTAGATGGAAACCAATCAATATTTGCTAGTGGTATTAAATTTTATCCAACCTTATGGAAAGTAAATAGTGGAAGTTTTGGACAAATATATTCATTACCATCAGGTAGCTCAACATCAGCTTATTTACAACCTACTAATTATAGACTTATTAATTATAGAGTTCGTACTCTTGTAGGATGGGGTGGTGTTGATATAAGTATTGAAGGTGATGTTAATTATTATCCAGGATCAACTCCAGTAGGATATATACCTTTTGATGTTACCGCTGAAGTTTATCTTGACTTTGGGCTTGGAGGCTCACATATAATATTACCAGTATTAATACCAGCCAGAAAACCAGATGGCACTCCAAATTATTCAGGACATTTTAGATATGATAGAGGTTGGACAGTAGTTAATAATACAGAAATAATAAGAGTACGACCAACTCAAGGTATTGATAATGTAGTTAAATACTATGATACAGATGGTGCTCCTCAATTAACTGTAAATTCTTCTGATAAACGTATAGTATCATGCTCAGCAATGATGTCTACATACTACAAAGATGGACTTTATATGTCTGCTAGTATTGTAACAGGAAATGCTAATGTGGATCCTACATTAAAACTATATAATTCATTTACCCCTCTTGACTATGCTTTTAAACTAAACCCAGGTGATATTGTTCGTTTTGATAAAGAACAACTTGGTACAGTAGCTACAACTAGATTTAGACCTGAAAATGAATATACTATCCTTGAAACATATTCTACAGGATCTGTTATAGCATTTAGATTAGATAGAGAAGTACAAAATGAAGTAACTGCTAGTGGTACTCCTTATAAAATTGATAGATATGTATTCTCAAGAAAAATAGTAGATGAAACAAACATAGTTATCAATCATCAAAAAGCATTAGGACAAACCTCAGCAGGTATTGTTAAGAATGTTGATTTACGTCCTGACATTGATAAAAATGTAGGAAACATAGTAAGTGATCTGAAGAGTAAGATATTTAGTACAGTTCTGAAACAATAATATATTTATATAAAACCACATTAACAAATGGCGTATTTAAATAACCAATATGTAACAATTGACGCGGTCCTAACAAAGAAAGGCCGTGAATTGTTAGCTCGTAATGACGGGTCTTTTCAAATCACTCAATTCGCGTTAGCTGATGATGAAATTGATTATACCCTTTATAATCCAAATCACCCATCAGGGTCTGCTTTCTTCGGAGAAGCAATTGAGGCAATGCCTTTATTAGAAGCATTTGTGGATGAAACACAAATTATGAAATATAAGCTAGTTACACTTAACCGTGGTACAAGTAAATTACCTGTATTAAATGTAGGGTACACAGCTATTTCATTACGCCAAGCTGCATCTATTAATATTACTCCTCAAACATTAAACTACCTAGGTGCTGTTTCAACCTTTGAACCATCAGGTTACTTAATGACTGTGGGAGATTCAAGATTCTTAAGTACATTCACTGGTACTGGTATTGACATAACAGGATTAAACATCACTGCTCCAATGCCAAATGCAAGTGGCGCTAGTCTATCAGCTACTCAAGTGGGTACTTCATTTAGTTTAATTGCAACAACAATTAATACTTTATTCCCAACAAGTGCTATAGCAGGTGCTACAATTTCTACTACAGTGACAGTGATGGGTCGAGATAGTGGAGCTAGAATTACTATACCTTTAACATTAATTAAAACCTAATTAAAATATGTCTTTCGGAACATACGCAAACGATGACCAAGTACTTAGCTCTGATGCTATAGTAGCTCCTATGTGGAGTAATAATTCCACTCAGTTAAATACTTTTTACAGTTGGTCAAACCAAGAACAAGCTACAAGTCAAGGTAAATTTTTCCTTAACGTGTATGCTGTTGATGCAGCTACTACTCAATCTGCTGAGACTCAATTCTCAATAGCTTATGGTCACATTAGCGGTTCAGGTTCAGCTTATTTTAATGCTTTAGTACCTGATAAAACACCAACTAGAGATGTTTATGGTCAATTTAGATCATTAATCTATGGTGATGAAAATACTTCATTTACTTTTGGTACATCAACAAACCCATCAAAAGATATTGTTATTTTATCTGTAGCTAGATCTCGTTTTAAAGAATCATTCAATCCAGGCTCTTTCTTTTTAACATTAAAGAGTGGCTCTAGCCAAATCGGTTTAGTAGATGACTCTACAGTAACAACAACTTCTACTTATGTTGGTACATCTCGTGTTTACCAATTACTAAGTGGTTCTTATAACTCAGGTACAGGATTAGCTACTCCATCTTCTTCTAACTATACAGTTAGTGGATCTTATGGTATCATAATTCCTGATGAAGGTTTAATTATCTTAAATCCAAGAGCATTAGCTCTACCAGCTGGTCCGTTAGGTGGTGTTGCCGCTATATTTAATGAATATAGTTCATCTCAAGCAGCAACATTTTTTTCAGCAATTTCATCTTATAACCTTAATAATAGAATGGTTTATAATATGATTGCAACAACACCAACTGCACCAACATTTAGTTTACAAAGCTACGAAACAATATCATCACGTTATTTCTTCACTCGTGTTAAAAACAGTGAATTTAACTATACAACTAACCCAACAGTAATTGATTCAAACGGTAACTTACTTTATACTCAATTAGTATATAACCCACAAACATTTATTACAACTGTAGGTTTATATAACAATAGTGGTGATTTATTAGCTGTAGCTAAATTAAACAAACCATTAGTAAAAGACTTTACTAAAGAATTATTATTAAGAGTTAAACTAGACTTCTAATGTTACGCCCATGTCAGCAAATGTGTATAAAAGACTTAGTGTATCTGATACTTTCGTAGTACCATATACAGCGAATAAAAGCTGGGATATCACCTCAGGGTCTTTTACAGCTAACAAAATAACTGTTAACATAGGGACTAACTATAGTGGATCAATATTTGATCCAACTTCAGAATATATTACTAATGGTCAATACGATAGATTAGTTTACGACTCTATCAATATGACTTATTATCCTAATTTTTTACCTAGATATGTTGATATATCATCTAGGCAAAATACTTTGCTTAATGATGGTACATTAACAACATCTTCTTATTTTAGAGGACATGTTGAATTAGGTAACGCTAATACAATAAAATATTTTCCAACTGGTGCTAATGCTTCTATTTATGTTTTAAATATACCTAGAAACTTAACTAGTGATAAAATATTACCTACTACTTTTGAAGCTTATTTTGCTACAGGTTCAACATCATTTAAATTATATGATGATGGAAACTATAATTTACTTTATAGTGGAAGTAGTGTAGTTTCATCTATTGGAACTACATTAACTTATGGTTCTCAAGTTGGTAATGTATTTTACGAACAAAATGTAGCTATAATAACTGTTATTCCTAATAGTATAAGACAAACAGCTTGGAGAGGAAGTAATCCATATTGTATTCAAGCATCTCCTTCTCCTAGTGTTACACCAAGTATAACACCAACTATAACACCGACAGTAACACCATCTGTTACTCCGACAATAAGTGTAACACCTAGCCCAGGAAATAGTCCAAGTACTACTCCAACTATATCTGTTACACCAACTATAAGTGTAACACCTACAATTAGTGTAACACCAGGCACAAGTACACCACCTTCACTTAGTGCAACACCAACAATAAGCGTAACCCCAACAATAAGCGTAACCCCAACAATAAGTGTAACCCCAACAATAAGTGTAACCCCAACAATAAGTGTTACACCAACAATAAGTGTTACACCATCTGAAACACCACCCGTTACACCTATAGAATCATCAGCTGTTTGTTATAGTTATGTAAACTATACTGGAGGTATGGTAACTGTAAGTTACGTAGATTGTAATGACTTTACTCATAACAATGAAATGGTAGGTCAGTTAGGTTCTATATGTGTTAAATCATTTATTGGTGGTAATGGAGGTATGACTAACGTAAATCAATTCTGTACTTCTTAAAAATATTTATAAAAAATGAGTAATACAGGATTTAAAGCATATACAAACCTAGAACAATACTATGTAGATAGTGGTGTGGCTACAGGTACTACTAAAACAAATAGTATTAGTGATCCTGACTATGTTGCTCCTGTTTATGACACTAATTATTGTCCTTTACCATCTTTATCAGCTACACCAACACCAACAGTAAGTATAACTCCAAGTATTACTCCTACAGTAACACCTACAGTTACACCTAGTATAAGTGTAACACCAAGTATTGGTGTATCGCTTTCAGTTAGTGTAACTCCAAGTAAAACACCAGCAGTAAGTTTAACACCTACAATTAGTATAACACCTACAATTAGCTTAACACCTAGTGTAACACCAAGCGTATCAACTAGTCCATCTATTTATTACCATTATAGTGGTGATAGATATGAATGTGTAGGAGGATATTGCTATTGGGTAGAATCTACTACTATCGCAAATAAAAATCCAATAAATATTGACGCAGGTAGGTATTATTATGATTATGACAACTGTTATATATTTACTGTTGCATATTCAATACCACCAACAGCATCATTAATAACCAATATAACTGATGCTGGAGTTAAAAACTGTTCTTTATTATGTAATGTAATATGTGGTAATACTCCGTAATAATTTAAAATGAATCCAAGAAACTTAGATATAAACCTTACAAAAGTAAAACTCAAAAACAACCATGTTGTTTATGAGAATTTTATCAAATGTACTATAAAGGACTATGAATTTAATTTAAGTTATAACCCAACTTTACTATCAGGTTCTCAAGCTGTATTACTTCCTTATAGTAGTTCAGCTGGTGGGAGTGTATTCTATCAAATAAGTGGATCTAATTACGGAATATTAAAGGATTTTGTTACTGGTTCTATAATGTCATCTGATGGAACATCATCATTTTCTCCATATGTTAGTACTATTGGTTTATATAATGATGCTCAAGAATTATTAGCAGTAGCTAAA